TTTGCTAGTACAGCATTACTATCAGCGTCTTTATCATCGTCAATGCGTGTAACGTAATGTCCGTCACAAATTACTCTAGTCTTAATACTACTAGGCTGTCCAGTTTCGAATAATGTAACATCGACACCTAAACTTTTTAAATTAGTGTATACAAGTCCTGCTCCGCCTAACGTTTCAATTGTGCGGTTGTACTTAACAATCGGTACAGGAGCCTCAGGGCTTAGCCGAGTTGAAGTTCCGTAGATATATTTGTCAACGATTACATCGCCAAAAACTAATACTTTCATAATACTATTATACTATCTTTTAGGCTAGTTGTCAAGTAAATTAATTGTTTGAAAAACAGTTTCTAACTTTGTTAAGTTAATTTTACTTTGTAGGGTATTACGCAGCCCGTGATGCAAAGGCTTGGGCCACTTAGTAAAACTGCACCATGCATAACCGTCATGTTCTTTGTTTAATTTAGGAATAAATTCATCTTGTACAACACACAAATATGTATGAAATGCAAACTTTTGGTCGTTACTAAGAAAACTTTCTAAAGGAAGTGTTTTTTTGATTGCAGGAATCTCGCCAATTTCTTCAGTAATTTCACGTTTAAGACCTTCCCATGGTGTTTCGGCACCTTCGTTAGTGCCTCCAACTAATCCCCAAACATTAGATTTTTTGCCGCTAGATCTATGTAAGAATAAAAATCTATTTGTACTTAGGGTATAAAATAGGGCACCGCTACATGTAATACTTGCATTCATACGAGTATTTAACCAGCGAGCTCTATTCTCCATGAGCCAATTGGATAGTCGCCATCTATACTTAACAACCATTCATTTTCTTTAAATCTATACTGTGTCTGTGTATTAAGATTAGTAACATATGTTGTTGTAGTAGTGTCAGAAGCATTGAATATAATATTCCATGTTGTGCCGTCCCATTCAACTATGTCATTAATACTAGCTACAAGTCCTGTAGTGCCATTGCTATTTGCCCATGCAGCAGGAATGTTATTTGCTCCAGCATCGCCAACATCATCTAACAACAGTAATCGTAATCCAGATACTTTTATAGAGGTAGGGTCGTAATTAGTAGGATCTATAATATAATCCACTGATGTTCTTGCACCAGTACTACTTGTAATAACAGTATCTGCTGGAAAAGTGTCAGTGTCGTAATTAATAGAAATTTGCCCTTCATCTAACGGATTTAGTGCAATAGTACCTGTAACAGTTTTATCGTTATCGTTACTGGTAAGGAATATTCTACTAACCCCTGCCGCATATATATTAGGCAGTATTCCAAATACTTCTCTCCAATTTTTAACACCAACGATACCGTTAGCAACTAATTGTGCATTCCCTTGATTTACGTATACTATATATTGTCCAAAATTAACATTAGCAGAGTGTCCACCTGCTAATGAATCAATCCTTGTACCTCTAGTATCAGTTGAAGTTCCAGGCTTAGAAGTATCATCGTACGCATTAAGTTGCGGTTTAGAAATACCATTTTCAATAGTTCCGTTTTGCTCATCAAACATGCTAGTTATAATATTTGTAATAACACCCATTTTGCGTACTTTAGTAGGCGGGCTAATATAGATAGGCACACTAAAACTTATAGTAGCAATGTCTATTTCAGATTCTACTCCAACTGGAACACTTCTGCTACTCCATTGTACATTTTCAAGATGCACAGCAGTAATACTAGTCCAATCAACAAAGTTATCTGTAGTTTGCATTTCTAAACTGGGATTAAATAGTACTAATATTTGTTCTAATAACTGCAACTTTTGATCAGTATTACTTGACCATATATCAGCGTTAACTCTCATTAAGTATGGAGTAGGAATTAATCTCTCTACAGTATATGCTTTACCTGCGGTATTAAGATATTCTTTATTAATTTCATCGTATTGTCGTTCACGAATATTAACTTTTCTAGTATACGTAGCATCAGTGAGGCGATCTTTGTCTAGCTCTAATCCAGTAAGATATACACTGATTCTAGGAGCACTAGGTAATTTATTTTCAGAGTTTTCTCTAATAATATTAGCTACTTGCCGAGTCATATCACCGTACATAACAGGAACATCTTTTACTTGTCCGTCGCCGTCAATTACAGGAAAGTTACTGAGTATACGCATCATTTGTGTAGTATAACGTCTTATTTGTCCATCATAAAAATGTTGCATTAATTATCCTTCTTTGGCCTAAGTGCTTTAGACAAGCTTTGACGTTCTGGTACATCTTCGCCACCAATTATACTTGATTTTGTATTGTTAGTAAATGACGATTTAAGAGTTTGTTTTTCTAAAGTATTGCTTAGTGTCATTCTAACATCATCGTTTTGTTTCACCCATCTATTCCCATCATATTTAAACATTCTGTTTGGTAAAAAGTCTGTACGTAAAAAATAATCGCCATTTTGGTTATCTAATGGAAATGCAATGCCAAATCCAAATGGCGCACCATTTGGAGCAACATCACCAGTACCTACTAAGTATCCTGAGTAGCCCTCTCTATCAGGCCTATCACTAACTTCGTCTGCCCTAGTATTAATAGCAGAAGCATCTAAATCATCTTGATCAGCAGTTTGTAATGCAACAGTCCCGTCTGCATTTTTAGCTACAGTATAAAAGTGACTAATATCAAAGCCGCTTTTAGGAGCATCTACTTCTGCTTGTGCAACGACTGCTCTGTTTATTTGCATTTCTGTTTCATACGTAGACAATACATCTCTTAGTGTGTTACTAGAGTTTTCACTAGCAGGTAAGTCAAGTATTTCTTTGTATTCTTGACCGTCATATATCTGTTTAAGTTTTAGTCTATATAAATGCGGATACCAAGTTTGGCTAAACCCTTCTGCAGCACGGTTTACGTCTTCTACAACGTAAAATCGTTTAAGTGCAGTATCATAATCGTTTAACGCATATTCGTCTGATAAGTGCGGCAACTCAATAACATCGCCACTCATAATCTTTCTACCAAGCGTTTTTACACTACTGTTTATATGTATAGTCATAAACAGTGTATCATTACTTAGGAATAATCCAAACTGTGATAAGTCAAAATCAATATCTTGAACGCTATATACAGCTCGCATTGTGTAAACATCAGCATCATATTTTCTATCCCTATTTTCTAGGAATAATAAATCTTGGATGTTAGTTTCTTTTACTGCATCATAATGAGGTTGGTCAGCAGTGGCTTCACTAGTAGCAGGGTTTCTTGCACCCAGGTACTTGTGTATGTTAATATCAGTTCCGCCGATAGTGAACATTTCCTGGATTTGTCTATCTAGGAAATGGTAATCATTACCGCGTTCTGGTTTATATAAAGACAGTCTTGGCATATGTATATTTATCGATACGATAAATACTATGTGGAGAGTAGAGCATGACAGAAGTAGCAACAATAAAACAAAAGGTATATGACTATGTAAATGTATCCCTCGGTGGAGGTATGGTTGATGTTGAATTAGATCCTATTCATTACGAAACAGCATTAAATAAAGCATTAGGCAAGTTTAGACAAAGAAGCGATAATAGTGTAGAAGAATCTTATTTGTTTTTAGATACTGTAAAAGACCAAAACGAATATACATTGCCAAACGAAGTAATCGAAGTTCGTAAACTGTACAGACGCTCAATAGGTTCACGAAATGGTGGAGGCAGTGGTGGCTCAACATTTGAACCGTTCAATATGGCATACACTAATACATATTTGCTATCAGGTTCTAAAATGGGCGGATTGGCAACATATGATATGTTTGCACAGCACCAAGAATTAGTTGGAAGAATGTTTGGTAGTTTTATTGAATTTAAATGGAATACTACTACTAAGAAATTAACACTATTACAGCGTCCAGCAGAAGGTGAAAATATCTTGCTGTATGCATACAATTATAGACCTGATGAGCAATTACTAGTAGACTATCTAGCTAGTCAATGGCTAAAGGATTATACACTAGCAGCATGCAAATATATGTTAGGTGAAGCACGTAGTAAGTTTGCAACCATTGCAGGCCCTGCAGGCGGCAGTACACTTAACGGTGATGCATTAAAATCTGAAGCACAAGCTGAAATGGAAAAGCTCGAAAGCGAAGTACAAATGGCAGTAGCAGGCGGCACAGGTTACGGCTTTACAATAGGCTAAAAAACACTTGACAGCTCCTAATTTTTAGTGTATAATATATATTAAAGTTAGGAGCTTCTTTATGAATAAACCCAAGTTATTAGTAATCGGACACGGCAGACATGGTAAAGACACAGTTTGTGAGATCCTTCGCGACAAGTACAAATATACATTTGAAAGTAGTTCAAAATTCTGTAGTAAACTTTTTATATATAACAATCTAAAGGAAAAATATGGATATGCTAACGAAGAACAATGTTATGCTGACAGGCATAATCACAGAGCAGAATGGTATAATGCTATCTGCGATTATAATGTTCCTGATGCAGCAACTTTAGGTAGAGAGATGTTTGAAGCTTACGATATCTATTGTGGGTTACGCAACAAACGTGAATTCTTTGCAATGCAAAATACTGGCGTATTTGATTACTGTATTTGGGTTGATCGCAGTATACATCTAGAAGCTGAATCTACTGACTCGATGAGCTTAGAGCAATGGATGTCTGATTTTACAATTGATAATAACGGCACATTAGAAGATTTAAAGTTTAATTTGGATCAGTTAATGAGCTACTTAGAAGTCGGGACGTAAGTCTCCTTGCTTCCAGCGTACTCCTTCTTTTTGGGTTATACGCTGGCAGTTAGCACAAATTGTTTTTAAGTTTGTTGGACGACAATTAGTTAAATCTCCGTCAATGTGAAATACGTTAAACTGTTCTTGGTGCTTACTAGTATAACTACATTTTTCACAGACATCTTTTTTTTCATATCCAAATTGCTTCCATTTAGGAACTCCGTGTCCTACACCATTACGTAAACACCGTTCACATAATTTTCGGTAATAGGTTTTACCTTCTTTTCGATAGTTAATAGCAGCCGGGCTTTGTTTACATATACATAAAGGTCTCATACTTTTATTTAGCTCACCTTTTTGGTACCTTTTTAACATGGTTATATAAGGTGTTTTTAAGATAATAATATAAATACAACTGAGCAGAACATTCCAACAGGAGAAATAACATGGCATTAACATCACCAGGCGTACAAGTTTCCGTAATTGACGAAAGCTTTTACACCCCAGCAGCAGCTGGCACAGTACCGATGATATTTGTTGCTACTGCAAGCAATAAAAAGAGTAGTTCGGGAACAGGCACAGCAGCAGGAACACTTAAAACAAACGCTGGTACACCTTACTTAATCACCAGTCAACGAGAGCTTGGTGATTTATTTGGAGATCCAAAATTTTATTCAGACGCAACTGGAAATATGATACACGGCGGCGAATTAAATGAATATGGTCTACAAACAGCATACTCATTATTAGGCGTAACAAATAGAGCTTACGTAGTAAGAGCAGATTTAGACTTAGGAAAATTAGAAGCAAGTGCATCAGCACCAGGCGGCGATCCAGCTAACGGAGCACATTGGTTTGATACACTTAACACTAAATTTGGTATTTTACAATGGAATGGCGCAGCAGTAACAGTTACAGGCGGACAAAGCTTTTCATCCCAAACACCAACAGTGCTTACATTAACTACACAAGTTGATAGCGGAGCACCAAAAACATCAATTGGAGCAATTGGAGATTACGCAGTTACTTCGACTACTACTACTAATAGATTTTGGTATAAAACTCCAGGGCACACAAGCGCGGCAGGAGCGGCAGGATCATGGGTTGAAGTTGGAACAACAGCTTGGAAAGCTAGCCATGCATCTGTTAAAGGCACTGTAGCTAACGGAACATATGTAAACGGTAACACAGTTGTTATTAATAGTTCAACAGTTACACTTGCTGGCACAACAGTAGCTAGCTTAGTTAGTGATATTAACACAGCATCAATTGCAGGAATTAGTGCAGCGTCAGTAGACGGAACACTTGAAATTTTCTCAACTGGTGTAGACGTTGTAGTTGCAAATGGTACAGGTACTATTCTTACAGTAGCAGGCATAACAGCAGCTACGTACGAAGCTCCTAAGCTTACTATTGCACCACATACAAGTGTACCGCAGTATAAGAGCACTGATACAGAACCAGC